AGACTTAGCCACCGTGATTACACAGATGGAAGTCGAAGACCCGTATAGTGTTCAAGGCGTATTGGATACCTCGGCTTGGGCAAGAACAGGAACTACGGGGCCAACAGTAGGGGAAACTCTACAACGTGCAGGTCATAAGCTTCGTAGAGCAGATAAGAATCGTGTCCAAGGAAAAGTTCAAATACATGAATATCTTAAAGTACAGCAAAGCGGTAGGCCACGAATACAAATCTTTAATACTTGCCCTAACCTGATACGCGAACTTCAAGGTCTTCCTCTGGATAAGAACAATCCTGAAGATGTCGATACTCATGCACCTGACCATGCCTATGACGCATTAAGATATTTAATTATGTCAAGGCCAAGAATACTTGATCCACATAGTCGATTAAGATATTTACATTTACAACAGGCATATACGCCTTCAGATACAACATTCGGATACTAAGGAGAAATATATTATGGCAAGTCCAATGATAGATATAAGGGATTCAGGAAGGAACACAGCCGATCTTGCTTCGGTAAGGCTCATGGCTGATCACATGGTTACTTCTTGGACTTCAGTAACTACAGGTACAATTGCTGTTACCGCAGCCGCAAATACTGATGCTTCATTTACGCAACCAGCAGATACGATTATTCGTAATTTGATTGCTATTCCAGCAGGTAATATTGTTACCGCAGGAGCTTCAGGCGATGACGTAGACTTTTCACTAGGAACATCTTCTGGTGGAACTCAAATTATTGCAACTGAAGCAATTTTAGATGATGGAGGTTCAGCCGTTACATGGGCTGCAAATGCACCTCTGTATATTATTCAAAACTCTCATGGTCACGCAGCTAACCAGTTTGTTAGTACGTCTACTACCGCAGGAGTTGTAGGAGGGCCAGCAACTTCTGAAGCGATTGTAATTGCTGCGACTTTATATACAGCTTCTTCAAGAACTCTGTATACACGACTAACACCTTTAGCTAATGACTTAGGTACTGCTGCAACGACAGTAACTTACTTAGTTGAGTTTCTGCATTGTGGAGTTTTACCAACTGACGGTGTAGTGTTTAACGTCTAATGAGTGAAGAAAATACTCTAACTGCTAACGAGCTTTATTTTCAGGAAGTTGAAGATGAACACGGTAAGACGCTCAATCTTGACGAGTCCTTGCGTGTCAGTCTTGTTAGTTTACTTATGGATCGGTATGCTTCAGCACAGTCTGCAAGAGATCAAGACGAGACTCGCTGGCTAACTGCTTACCATAATTATCGTGGATTGTACGGAAGACATATACGTTTTCGTGAATCTGAAAAGTCTAGAGTATTTGTCAAGGTAACAAAAACGAAAGTTTTGGCTGCATTTGGACAATTAGTCGATGTAGTTTTTGGTGGAAATAAGTTTCCTATTGGCGTATCCGAAACCAATATTCCAGAGGGGATTGAAGAACACGCACACTTTAATCCTTCTCTGGAAACTACTCCACCACAGATGTCGGAAGAAGAAACAACAACGGAGGAACTAGATAACCCATTTGATGTGGGCTATGAAGGGGATGGCCGTGTACTAAAACCCGGAGCAACTTACGGCTCTGGCAAGTTTGAAGTAGTACGCCCTGAAAATAAATTAAACATGACAGAAGGGTTAAGTCCTATTCCACAAGCCTTAGAGGTAAGTCCTGCTCAATCAGCAGCAAGGAGGATGGAAAAGTTAATACATGATCAAATTGAAGAATCCAATGGCTCTAGTGAGCTACGGTCGGCACTTTTTGAATGTTCTCTGTTCGGTACAGGAATCATTAAGGGGCCATTTAACTTCAATAAAACACTTAATCGTTGGGATGAGGACTCCGAAGGTAGCAGGACATATAAACCTATTAATGTCCGTGTGCCTCGTATTGAGTTTGTATCCATTTGGGATTTTTTCGCTGATCCTAACGCTACAACTATGGACGAAGCAGAATATATCTTTCACCGACATCGTTTAAATAGAACTCAATTAAGAGCCTTGGGAAAGATGCCTTACTTTGATAAGGATGCTATTCGAGAATGTTTGACAATGGGGCCAAATTATATAGAGCAAGACTACGAACATGAACTTCGTGATGAAGACGGAGCATCTGATTATGGTTTAGGACAATATGAGGTGTTAGAGTATTGGGGCGTAATGGATGCAGAGTATGCCCGTGAAGTTGGAATGGAACTTCCAGAAGATGTAGATGATTTAGATGAAGTACAAATCAATGCGTGGATATCAAACGGTAAACTGTTACGAGCAGTTGTCAATCCGTTTACACCATTTAGAGTTCCTTATCAAGCGTTTCCATACGAAAAGAACCCTTATAGTTTTTTTGGTATTGGCGTAGCAGAAAACATGGATGACTCGCAACAGATAATGAATGGACACGCGAGAATGGCTATCGACAACCTAGCACTCTCAGGTTCACTTGTATTTGATGTAGATGAGACTGCTTTGGTAGGTGGGCAAAGTATGGAAATATATCCCGGAAAAGTATTTAAAAGACAAGCTGGAGTTCCCGGAACTGCGATAAACGGAATGAAGTTTCCGAATACATCCACAGAAAACATGATGATGTTTGATAAGTTTCGACAGCTTGCAGATGAACAAACAGGTATTCCAAGTTACTCGCATGGTCAAACAGGCGTACAAAGCATGACAAGAACTGCTTCTGGTATGTCCATGTTGCTTGGTGCAGCGTCACTTAACATAAAGACAGTAATAAAAAACTTAGATGATTTTTTATTAAAGCCTTTAGGCGAGTCATACTTTCAATGGAATATGCAGTTTCTTGAAAAACAATTAGGTGTAGATGGAGACTTAGAAATAAAAGCAACAGGTACAAATAGTCTAATGCAAAAAGAAGTACGGTCACAAAGACTCACTATGTTTTTGCAAACGGTACAAAATCCTGCGGTTGCTCCGTTTATAAAGATGAACAAATTAATTTCTGAGTTGGCATACAGCCTAGACTTAGATCCAGATGAACTCATGAATGATCCAGAAGAAGCTGCGATCATGGCACAAATTATAGGTATGCAAAATGGACAAACAACTGGCGAAGAAACTCCTACCCCTAATCAACAACAAGGAGGCATGGGAAGCCCTCAAGCTGTACCTCCTCAACCGCAAGACCTTGGAGCAACAGGTACTGGCGGTGGCAACATCGGAACTGGATTTGTTCCGCAGTCAGGGGAAGCTGAGTTCTCTGGTACTCCTAGAGCAGCTCAAGGATAAAGTAGTAGAGGAGCTTAAATAATGGCACTAGCAAATATATTATCAAGGTATTTACAAAGAGCAACAGCTCAATCTATTCCTCGTGGTGTAAGTAATAACAAAAGAATTCCTTTTCCTTTAACTGATGAACAAATTGATTTTATAAATATAAAGGGTAATGCCCTATACGAAGCAAGAGAAGCGGTACGAAAAGAAAAAATTATTCCTGCTAAACAAAAAACAAAAGAACGAAAAGAAGTTTTAAGAAGAGTGCGAGAAGACGGGGTTATAGGAGAAAATGAATTAACAGATCCTAAACATTATGACATAATTTTACAGGCTAAAACACTAGAAAAAACAGGAGGCGGTAAAACACCTGCTGCAAAAGCAAAAAAAATAAGGGAAGAAGAGGGTACAAAATTAACTCTAAAAGAAAAAGCTGAAGCTTTTATAGACGAACATGGACAAGAAGGAGCTGCAATAGCACTTTCGTTTTTATCACCACCAAATGTTGGTCAATCTACAAAAGCTAGTTTATTTGGAAAAAATGTTGATAGGCAAACAAGGCAAGCTGTAGGTAAAGCTATTGGAAAAACAGCAGCTATAAGTGCTGTTGGCTCAATACCTGTATTTACAGCAGGTTATATGTTAGGTAAATCATCAACAAATGAAACTACAGAACAACTTCCAGAAATGATAGGAGCTACTGAATCAGCACAATTTAATATTGATATGGACTATGGTGCTGTATCTGACCAACCAACAAAAACACAACAAAATAAAGAAAAAGCGCGATTTAGAAAAGAGTATGAACACGTAAAACAATTTGGAAAAACGATAGATGGCGAAGAATTAATTGAATATGGGCCTACTAAAGTTTTAGCTTTTAATTTTACAAATGATCAAGGAGTTACTTATCCTGTAGCTATTAGTGATAAAACAGGTATTATTGATCCTACAACTGGCGAATTAATGACGCTTCAACCTCGTGTTCCTAAACAAGAAGGTGGAGAAATGACAATGCCGCCAGAGTTAATGCAAACTGATGTACCTGTAGATACCTATCCAAATGCTACGCCAGAAGAAATAGCAGCAGCAGACCAAAGACCTGATGCTGAAATGGAAGAAAACTACATGGAGTTTATAATAGATGAATCGCTTAATGTAGAAGAACAACAATATTTAATGAACACTTTAGAAGCTGACCCACAACTAAGCATAATATTTGACAAGGTTGTAGAAACAGCTTCTGAGTTTTCTGGGGCAGGAGAAGTTTCTGGCCCCGGAGATGGTTTATCAGACTCAATACCTGCACGATTGTCAGATGGAGAGTTTGTGATGACCAAAAAAGCAACAGACCAAATTGGAGCCGATAACCTGCAAACAATAATGGATAATGCAGAACGTGCTTACGATGGCGGTCTAATGCGACAGAATCGTTACCTTGGTGGAGAAATCAAGGAAGACGAAAAACCACTAGGACAGGTGGGCGGTGTAGACAACGAGTTAATGAAACTCATGGCTACAAAAGCTAATAAAGCACCAAGTCTTAGTTAATTTAAACCAACGGCTACCTTGACAGGACAAGCCCCATAAATTTTTTCACAGGCCAAAAGAAAGAATTAGTATGGCTACCTTGCAGAGTACAAGCCCCGTAGGAGATATATTATGAGTGAAGTAACCCAAACACAGGAGGAAGAATCGAATCCGTATAACATGAATAAACCTTGGCATACGCCAGACGGTGAAAAAGTGAATACTGCGGATCAATTGTTTTTTGAAAAACCTAAGAAGGCTACCCAGAATACGGCCCCTGAAGAGGAAGGAGAGGAAGAAAAAACTCCCAAGAAACGAACCAATTATAAAAAGAGATACGATGATCTCAAACGTCATTATGATGATAAGCTTTCTGAATTTAAACAGAGGGAGCAGGAGTTGCTGGCAACCACCAGACCCCAATACCAAGCCCCTAAAACTCAAGAAGACTTAGAAAAATTCAAGGAAGACTATCCTGATTTATATGACACAGTAGAGACTGTCGCACACTTACGAAGTTCTGAGCAAGTAGGACAGATTGAAGCACAACTGAGTGCAATACAAGAGCGTGAAGCTCGTATTGTACAACGTGAAGCTGAAGCTGATATACTTGCAAAACATCCAGACTTTCCTGAACTCAGGAACTCTGAAGAATTTCATGGGTGGGCTGAGGCGCAACCAGAGCAAATACAAGAATGGATATATAAAAATCCAGACAATGCTCAGTTAGCGTCAAAAGCTATTGATCTTTTTAAAGCTGAAAACGGTTACAAAACTCAAACTAAATCACAGCCTAAATCAAAAGGTTCAGCAGCAGATATGGTGTCTACCAAGACAACAGCTATAGATGCTAAACAACCAAAGGTTTGGACTGAAGGGGAAATCGCTGCGATGTCTCTTGATAAGTTTGATAAGTATGAAGATGAAATACGAGAAGCTATATCAGAAGGCAGAGTAGTAAAAGGTTAATTACTCACTAGGAGGATATTAAAATGGCTTATAACCAATCAGACCAATTTTTTGAGCCAAGTACGGATACCAATGCTAACTTTGGTAATTCTGTAAGTGGACAAAATAATTCTTTCTTTTTACCTAAAGTTTATTCTAAGCAAGTTCTAAACTTTTTTCGTAAGGCTTCTGTAGCCGAAGCGATCACAAACACAGACTATGCTGGTGAAATTGCAAGCTTTGGCGATAGCGTAAGGATTATTAAAGAACCGTCAATCACTGTTTATCAGTACGAAAGAGGGGCAGATGTTACCGAAACTAAACTAACAGACCAAGAGATTACTTTAATTGTTGACACAGCAAACGCATTTAAGTTTGTAGTTGATGATATTGAAACTCAAATGTCTCATGTTAATTTCCGTGACGTAGCAACTTCTTCAGCAGCTTACGCATTGCGTGATGCTTTTGATGAAGGCGTAATTGCCGCTATGTTTTCTGGCGTATCAGCTTCAAGTCCTAACCACATTCTAGGTTCGGACAATGCAACTGACCTTGCTGCTGGTACATTTGATGGAACAGGTAACTTGGACATTGGATTTGGTTCTAACGAACACGACCCAATTGATGTCATGGCAAAGATGGCTCGACTTCTTGACGAACAAAACGTACCCGAAGAAGGACGTTGGTTCTTGGCAAGTCCTGACTTCTATGAAGTGCTTTCTCAAAGCGCCTCTAAACTTTTGTCAGTAGACTACAATGCTGGTCAAGGTTCAATTCGTAACGGCCTAGTATCTTCTGGTAAGTTGCGTGGATTTAATATGTACAAAACCAACAATATAGCAGACACTACAAATGCTGCTGGTAAATGTATTGGTGGACATATTTCTTCTACTGCTACTGCTCAGACGATCACTAGCACTGAAGTTATCCGTGACCCTGATAGCTTTGGAGACATTGTACGTGGACTACACGTTTATGGTTCTAAAGTTCTACGAGGCGAAGCACTCGTTTCAGTGTTCTACGGAATCGACTAACATGGTAAGGGGGCTTAATCGCCCCCAAACCTTTTTGGAGGTTTTTGTATGCCACAATTAGGATCAGAAGAAAAACCCGTTGTCATGCACACAGGGACGATTGTAAGTAAAGAAAGTCGTTACCGTAAAGGGTTTGATAAAAAAAAGTATGATGAGAATTACGACCGCATTTTTCGTAAAAACAAAAAAGATGCACAAGCAGACACCGAAAGGGTCTAACATTTACCGAAAGGAAATAGGAGATATACTATGAATACACTCGCTTTATCTGATTTCAACAATTTTTTAGTAGGCTTTGACCGTTTACAAAGAAGTTTTTTAAACGGTTCTAGTCAAGTAGAATACCCAAGATTTAATCTTGTTAAGATTAACGATGATGAATATAAAATCGAAGTAGCTTTAGCAGGCTGGAATAAAAAAGACATCGAAATTGTTCATTCCAGAACAGATGCTAAACTTACAATCAAAGGCAAGAAACAATCTTCTGATGAGAAAGATTCCTACTTACATAAAGGAATTAGTGGTAAGTCTTTTATACGTGACTTTGCGCTTGCAGAACACGTTGTTGTAGAAAATGCTGAGTTTACTGATGGGCTTTTAACAGTTTCTTTAAAAGTTGAAATACCTAAAGAACAGCAACCGACTTCAATTAAAATAAATTAGAGGATACTTAAATGTTAATAATACCGATGATGGAACAGCCAGAACCTGAAGAAACTAAACAGGTTAAAGAAGGTATTGAAAACTACCAAAACATACATGAATTAGAAAATAAATTCTATAATGCTGGTAAGGCTCAAGGTTCTAAGTTTAGTATGGAACAACGTATTAAAACTTCTTACTAATGGCAACCACTTATCTTCAATTAACGAATGAATTGTTAAGAGAGTTCAACGAAGTTGAGTTGACCTCTTCTAACTTTTCTTCGTCTGTAGGTGTTCAAACTCATATAAAAGATTTAGTTAATCGTGCTTATCTTGATATGGTTAATGAAGAACCACAGTGGCCTTTTCTTGCTGTCGGTGAGTCAGGCTCTACTGACCCTATGTACGGTAATGTTTACGTAGAAACTACCGCAGGTACACGTTGGTATGAATTAAAGGCTGCTTCAAGTAGCATTATAGAGGACTACAGCTACGTAGATTGGGATAATTTTTTGCTAACAACAGTAGGTGTAAGTGGAGAAAGCGCTCCTTATACGGTACGTAACTTACGTTTTACAACTATCGAAGAGTGGAAAGATTACTTTAGACTTGCACAAAATAAAGATGACGCTGATCAAGCTACAGGAGGAACTCCCGACAGAGTTATAAAAAGTCCTGATAATCGAAAGTTTGGACTATCTCCAATACCTGACCAAGTATATCGTATTTATTATTATGCTTATAACTTACCTACAGAACTTTCTGCACATGGAGATGCGATAGTTTTTCCAGACCTTTATGTTCCTGTGTTAGTAAATCGTGCAAGATATTATATGCACCAGTTTAAAGATAACCATCAAGGAGCTGCATTTGCATTAGAAGATTACAAACGTGGTTTAAAAACTATGAAACTACATTTAATGGAGCCAACACCTAACTATGTTAAAGATGACCGTATAAGGTTCGTATAATGCCAAGTCAACCATATGCTGTACCATTAACAGGGGGACTTAATACAAACGTCAATCAATTTCAATTGTTGGCACAGCCCGGATTTGCCCGTGAGCTTGAAAATTTTGAAGTAGACATAGACGGTGGCTATAGAAGAATCAATGGATTCTCAGCTTATGGCGGTAGCGATGCAACAAGACCAAATAGCACTAACGCTATTACAGGTCTTTTTATTTATGCAGGTGGTGTAATTGCTGCAAGCGGTACAAATATTTATTTTACGACAGATGGCGAAACATGGTTACTAATGAACCGTAGTAGTGTAGATGCTGGAGGAGATAACTATTCTACATTTTCAGGACGTTCTACAAGCGCAAGAACAAATCAAGGGCAAGTAAACTTTGCACTGTATGAA